CTAAACTATCTTTGCTGCCCTGCGAGTTGTCTCGGTATCATCATGGACATAGATGTTTGCTGTGACATTTACATCTCTGTGTCCCATTAGCTTTTGAATTGTGTATATGTCAACTCCGCTACGGCGCAGCTCCGTTCCTCTGGTGTGTCTCAACTCATGGGCTGTAAGCACAGGGATTGAAGGGTACTGAGCATTCAGTGCTGCCATATGCCTTTTCAGTTTCTGTGACCAGTTATGAGGGCAGGCAATCTGACCATTAACATTCGGGAATACATACATTGAATTGTGGGGTAGAGTTTCAAGAAGTCGTATCAGCTCTTCCGATATGGGAATAGTTCTGTAGCTTTCCCACTTTGGCGGCATTATGGCTATGCCTCCGCCCTTTTTATCTGCAATAGACCTGTTGACGGATAAAGTTTTGTTTTCTATGTTGATATCTTTCCACATAAGCCCCAGCATTTCGCCACGTCTCAACCCTGTATCAAGAAGCAGGAAGGCTTCGGGCATATCATTAAAGAAGAAATCCTTTGCCTGACGTATCTGCTCATCGGAATAGACCTTCTTCTCGTTCTTCTCAACGGCGCTTCGGTATTCAATATTCTTTGCAGGATTTTTCACGCACAGATCATTTTCAATGGCGGCTTCAAAGATGGCTGACAAGGTTATTTTCAGCTTATGGAGCAATGAAGCCGATGCAGTCCGCTGCTTTTGAGAAAAAAAGTTGCGGATATCTACATTTTTGATATCTTGCAACTCTGCTTTTCCAAAATAGGGTATAAGATGATTTTTGACAGGTATTTGATAAGTGGTTATAAATGTATTTTCCGTAACGGTCGGACGCTTATATACTTCAAGCCATTTCAGCGCCCATTCGGCAAACGTGTAGTTCTTTTGGATAAATACTTCTCCTGTTCGCAGGGCTGTTTCTTTGGAAATAATATACTCCTGAGCTTTTACCTTGGCATCTGCAAGGCTCTTGGAGCTGTAAAAGCTTTTTCGGATAGATCTGCCGTCAAAGCTCTTGCCGACAGTTGCCTTGTACTCGTACATTCCATCTGCGTGGTTCGGGGCTTGCTTTTTTGGTCTTGGCATAAAAAATTCCTCCTTGACATTTTCGGGAGGATATGGTAAAATATACTTGCTTTGGGTGTGTATTTTACATATCCTGCTCCCCGTTCGGTGTTCCAGCGCCGGGCGGGGATTTTTTTATTCTTGTAATGATTTATGCAGCCAATATCCATCGGCAACATCGGGGATGTTACTGCTATCCCAATAATCACTTGAAAAATCTATCTTGTTTATAGTAGAAGCATTGAAATTCACACGCATTACAGTGTCTTTGGACTCTTTTCCGTAGCTGTCAACAAAGCTTCCCTGAACAAAGATCGTAAGGGTATCAAGCTTGCTGCAATTCTGAAGCGGTTCTATCAAGGAACATATATCGTTGTGCATTGCTCTTACTGAAAGCTTTTTGGAAAGCGTGGAATTTTGACTGATATAGACAGTAACCATATATTTACCATCGCCGGTTGCCTCTGTTTCGGAAATATCATCGACAGATATATTATTTTCGTCAGCGGCATATTTAATCAGGGCAGATGGCTTTGAGGAAGAACTCGGTTTTGAAGCTGAGTTCTTTTTTTCTTGCTTTGTGGTCGCTTCGGTAGTCACGGAAGTTGTGCTTGACTGAACCGAGGGTCTGCTTGTGGAAGCTCTGTTGATGGCAGAGCCTACTGCGACCACAACCGCAACGGCTATACAAACCGCTGCCACTTTGCTGTTTACCTGAAAGCCTTTGCGTTCTTCGGGTTCTTCGTGCTGGGTGCGGACGGTATCGCCGTATCTTGATGCACCGCACTTGGAGCATTTGCTGACGTTTGTACTGTTGGAGGTATTGCACTTAGGGCATTTCCATGTAGTGGCACTGGCATTTACTCTGTAAGCTCCCGGGCGTGATGCTCCGCAGGAAGCGCAGGTCTTGCTTGAATCGCTGTTTTTGTAGTCACAATCAGGACAATTCCAAACTCCCATAATAATTTCTCCTTTACTGTCTATTATATAACTGTATCATATGATCTTATCAAAATATTCCCAGTACGCAAGGCGGATATATTTCACATCTACATCGAAATATTCGCAGAGCTGCCATATCTCTGTAAGTCCGCTTTTGAGAGCTTCTATAAGCTCTTCTTTCGGGACAAGATATTTTATAGCCTCTGCATCTGCCCTGTGTTCCTGTTTTAAAATGGTGCTGATATCTGCCTTGGGACTGTAAAAAGCCCCCTTGACACAATGCCCTATCTCATGGGCGAGATACTGGCGTTCTTCCCTTTCGGTCTTTATCTCATTGTAGTCCATGCCGATGTAGCACTTTCCCCGAGGCGTAAGCAGGGAAAGTGCCTTGTATTCATCACATTCGGCGGAGATAACTGTAATATCGTTATCATTTTCTGCAAATTGATAAAGGTCGTTCAGGGTCATCTTCTGCGGTTTCTTCGATTTCTGCGACTTGGTCTGCAAATTTACCAACCACCTTTGTCTTTTTGAAGCCCTGTGAACCTTCGCCTGCTGCGATACTTCGGTTATAATCGGAATGTGTGTCTGTATTCTTTTGCTCGCACATTCGCTCATATTCCGTATCGGTCACAAAATCAACCATCTTTTTACCGTGTTCATCAAGCACTCGGTATTTTTTTATGTGCTTGATTTCTGGGAAACTTAGTGTTGTAAGTTTTGGTTTATGATCCAAGAGATAATCAGTAGTAACGCCGTATAATTCCGAAAGCGTTATCAATATATCCACTCCCGGTTCTCTTACGCCTGTTTCATAACTGCGATATGTAGAAAGCGGTATATTTAACTTTTCGGCAACCTGTAGTTGCGTTAATCCATGATTTTCTCTTAGTTCTTTGATTTTTGAATATGCCATATGTATCACCCCCTTTACTACTATATTATACATCGTAAATGTACCAAAGTCAATACATTTTGTATCACTTTATGGTTGTAAAATAGCACAAAAATTGACAATACATTTTGTAGCATTTTTTTAATTATAACTATTGACAGTGATACAAAATGTGTTATATAATATACATACAGTAACACGAAACGTATTACTAAATATTAGAAGAAAGGGTGTAATAAAATGGCAGTTACTAAAATTGAGGATGTTCTTCGAGTTGAACGAGCAAAGGCAAATATGACTATAGAAGAAATGTGCGACAATGCCAACATTCCTCGCCAGACATACTATAACATGAAAAGCACAGGTTTTAAGAGCCTTAGAGCTTCCGACCTGATTGCCCTTGCTGATTTGTTTGGCGTAACTACAGATTATCTTCTCGGACGCACAAGCTAAAAAAGGAGGCTCTTGGGCAATGGAAAAACTGATATTTCGCAAACCTTCAAAAAAAGCGCAGGCGCAGACGGTCAAGGTAAGTGCAAAAGCCTACAACGCCATATCTGCCATAGAGGCAGAGACTGGGCTGTCTATGACGTATATAGCAACTCAGATGGTTCTTTATGCGGCACAGAACGTTGATATACGGAGTGATGAAGATGAATAATGATGTTCTTTCCAACTTCATCGAAAAGGATAATCAGTGGCTTGGCTATATCATCGAAAAATATCCAGATCAGATACCCGTTGTCCCCATCGCTAAGCATTGGGGTTGTACTCCCGAATCACTCAGGGCAATAATTAGGCAAGACCAAATTTTTGGTATGTACTGGAAGAGACCCAATGCCACAAGAAACGATTATCTGATACCCACAGGTGTATTTATCCGCTGGTACTGCAAAGTTAATTTCTAAGGGGGGTGTAAATCATGATAAGCGTTATGTGCAAGGACAAGCAAGGGAAGGTCATCTGCAAATACAACAGTAATGATGAACCTGTTGAAACGGCAACAGTTATCTACAACAGCGCTTTGAACCACCCGAAGAGACCTATTTTCTTTGTACCGGGTGCGTGGGTGTTCATAGGCGAAGCTGACAACGGAAGGTGGTATCTGAAATGTTGAGTGCAGAACAGCTCAAGATCATTCTTGAAAGCGGAATGACCGTTACGGCGATAGACAGTGAAAGCGCTCCTCGGCTTTTCAGGGCCGCTTTTCGCAGAAAGAAAGACAGTGACCGCATAACGGTAGCTGACTACACATCGGAAGATAACGGCAGGACATGGAAGCTCTCATCTATTGACAGCGCATATGAAATGCGGCTTGATGACTGCATCAAATCCATTCAGCGGCTTGAAAGCTCGGGGTGCAATGTTGAGGTGAAGGGGAAATGAGCGGAACGGTCAATGCTCATTCAGTGGCGAAAAGCATGGAGAAAGCAGGCTTCTTTGTTATTGAAAGCGCCGTATCGGCTTCCACGCTGTGGGGTATCAAAGAAGGCAAGCTCACTCTGGTGGATATTGTGGGCGAAAAGAAGATCATTGCTCTTCCTATAGGCAAGCGCAATATTGACAAGCTCTGCGAAGAACTCAGTCAGATAAAGAATGTTTACGGGGACAAGCTGAAATGAGGTGAGACAATGAAGTGCGAAAGCTGCATACATCGTGGCACCTATTTTTCGGTTTTCGGGCAATGGTCATGCGACTATATCCTTAACACGGGAGAAAAGCGGAACTGTCCGCCCGATGACCTTTGCACACGGTACGAACAGGGCAAGAAGATAGTCAAGTCTTACGAATACCGCTGCAAAAAGAAAAGAGGTGGTAAAAATGAGCGTTCTCAGACCAGCTCTTGTAAAGTCAAGCATCGGATACATCGAAACAAGACAGATGCCCGATGACAAGCGGCAGTGCATTCTTGCGGCGCTTAAAAAGCAGCTTCCGAAAGAGGCTACAGATGACGGTGCTTTCGGCAAATGCCAGTGCTGCGGAACGGAATTTAACAGCGAACTGCTGAACGAATACGATATGAGATATTGTATCAAGTGCGGTCAGCGGATTGAAGGGGTGTGAAAACATGGACGTGCTTTTTGAGCTGATATATCATATTTCAGCCATCGGCATAGTAGTTATTCTGACAATATTTATGCTGTGGCAGTTTTTTGATAACATCAGAACGGCTATGGACACACCCGATGATGAAGAATAACGAAAGGAAGAAAATTATTATGAAATTTGAAACATCAAAGATGATCACGGATCTTATCAAGAAGAACAACGAGCTTACCGTAAAGGCTACACAGCTTGACTGTATTCTCAGATACGTAAGTTCAAGCCAGTATTCTGTATCAAAAGAGGAAATATTCGCTATTGTAGGCGAACCTTACGCAACGGAGACAGCAGACAAGGCAGAGAAGAAGGAGGATATCACAGATGGAGATCTCAGTTTCTGATTATCTCCGCAACGAAGCCGCTCTCAGGCGTGCCGAAGAGAGATGGCTGACCGATGAAGAAGATGACAGGGAGTTTGATGACGAGTTTCCCGAAGATTGACAAGGAGTGAAGATAATGGAGGAAGAAATCAAGGAAGGCTTTGTTATCAGAGATGATAATGCTGCCGAATGGGCTTTGCAGAAGATATTTGACGAAAAGGCAGAGCTTGAAAGGCTGAAAGCTCTGGCAGACAGCCAGATCGCTGCTATTATGGATAAGGTCGAAGCGGCGGAGAAGCGCTTTACTTCACGCACGGGGTATCTCAAACAGGCTCTTGGAGAATATATGCTGATCGTCAGAGAGCAGTGCAAGAAAACCAAGACACAGGAGAGTTACAGGCTTTTAAGCGGCTCTCTTATTCTCAAAAAGCCCGTAGTCAAGATTGTCAAGGACGATACAAAGCTTCTGGAATATGTAAAGGAGCATTCCCCTGAATACGTAAAGCATACTGAGGCTGTTGACTGGGCAGGGTTTAAAAAGACCCTGACGGTATCGGGCGATGTGGTCGTTGACAGCAACGGCGAGGTCGTAGGCTGTCTTGATGTGGAAGAGACCCCCGGCGAATTTATGATACGTGACGAAAGGAGCGAGACGTGATGGAAGAAAGCAAAGCATCTTTATCTTTCCTGGAGCGTGTGACCATGATCCAGACGGAGCTTAAAGCCCCCAAAGGGCAGTACAACAGCTTCGGTAAGTACAACTACAGGTCATGCGAGGATATTCTCAATGCGGTCAAGCCGTTGTGCGCAAAGTATGGCATAATGCTGATGTTATCGGACGAGCCTGTTATGATAGGCACAAGAATATATATCAAAGCTACCGCCAGACTGTGTGATGTGAGCGGCAGCGGCACGGGTCTTTGCACAACAGCATTCGCCAGAGAACCAGATGACAAAAAGGGCATGGACGAAAGCCAGGTAACAGGCACGGCGAGTTCGTATGCAAGAAAGTACGCTCTTAACGGCTTATTCCTTATTGACGACACAAAGGACGCTGACACTGACGAGTACAGAGAGCAGCAGAACAGACCGCAGGGGCGTGAAAAGAAGCAGAGTGCGCCGACTTTTACCTGCTCCAAGTGCGGAAAGAAGATATCCAACGTGAAAAAGTCTGACGGCACTATTGTTTCTGCTGAAACGGTATATCAGAACTGCAACGGAATGTGTCTGAGCTGCTACAAGCAGGAGCAGGCGCATCATGATTGAGCATTTTGTGGGGTATCTGCACGACTATGACGGCGAGGCTCTTACCGTCATAGCGCCCTACAATGATGAACGGAAGCTTTTAAAGCAGGGCATTACGCAATGCGAGATAACGCTTACAGACGGCAGGAGCATATCGGCTCAACAGAGAAAAAAGGCTTATGCCACTATAAGGGATATTGCGGTTTACAGCGGCGATGTTCCCGAATACATAAAAGAGCATCTGAAATGGATGTTCTGTGCGGAAAACGGCATTGAAGAGTTTTCACTTTCCGACTGCGACATGAGTACAGCGAGAGAGTTTATATCCTACATACTGGAATTTGCGATCTCTTGGGGCATACCGCTTTCGGAAAGCGCCATAAGCAGAACGGACGATATAGGACAATATCTGTATTTCTGCATTGAACACCGTGTATGCGCTATATGCGGCAAAAGGGCTGATCTGCACCATGTTGACCATGTAGGCATGGGTCGTGACCGCAAAACCATTATTCACATCGGTATGCAGGCGGAAGCCCTATGCCGAGAGCATCATGAAGAATGCCATTCAGAGGGGCAAAGAACCTTTGATGAAAAATATCACATATACGGTATTGCACTTGACGAGTGGCTTTGCAAAAAGCTTGGGCTGAAAGCTCAGGCGGACTAAAAGGAGGTTGCTTCTATGTTAGGAGCGTGTTCGATCAACAAAGTTATTCTTATGGGAAGGCTGACGGCTGACCCGGAGCTTAAACAGACACAGAGCGGCGTTTCGGTGTGCCAGTTTACCGTTGCGGTAACAAGGGCAAGGGCTGACCAGAACGGCGAGAGGCAGTCAGATTTCATCAACGTTGTTGCCTGGAGGCAGACAGCGGAATTTGTGTGCCGCTATTTCATCAAAGGCAGGCTTATCCTTGTGGAGGGTGAACTGAGAACAAGGACATACGATGACAAGCGCTACCCCGATGTACGTCACTATGTTACTGAGGTATATGCCGATGGGGTTTCATTTGGTGAAACGAAGAGTTCATCAGGCGGAGGATATCAGCAGGGCGGTCAGTCTCAGGACAACAGACAGGGCAGTCAGGGTGGATATCAGCAGTCTGCGGCAAATGATCTGAGTGACTTTGATGAGGTCATCAGTGACGGCGATCTGCCGTTTTAAGGAGCAGGCAAGATGGCAGATCGCAGAATGTTTTCAAAAACGATAATAGACAGTGACTGCTTTCTTGATATGCCTGCTACGTCTCAGCTTCTTTATTTTCACTTGGCGATGCGAGCGGACGATGATGGATTTATCAATCAGCCCAAGTCCATTATGCGAATATGCGGCTGTAAGGAAGATGACATGAAGCTGCTTATAGCAAAGCAGTTTGTTATACCCTTTGAAAGCGGAGTTGTAGTAATCCGACATTGGAAAATCCACAATTATATCCGCAAGGATACCTACAGGGAAACGGCGTGCAAGAGCGAAAAAACGATGCTTTTGGTTGATGAAAACAATGCTTATTCTTTGCCCTGTGACGGGTTCGTCACGGGTTCGTCACGGGTTCGAGACGAAACGTTGACGCAGGATAGGATAGGTAAGGATAGGATAGGTAAGGATAGGATAAACAAGGAAATATGCGTTGAAGCCGAGGAAGAAGAACAGCCAAAGCTCACAGCTTCAAAGCAATCCAAACCGCAAAAACATATTCACGGTGAGTTTAGGCACGTAATGCTTTCATCGGAAGAATATGACAGGCTTATCGGAGATTACGGCGAAAAGGTCACTGCTGAATACATAAAGCAGCTTGACGAATATCTGGAGAACCGAAAGGATAAGCACTATGCCAATCACAACCTGACTATCAGAAACTGGATCAAAAAGGCGAACGTTCCAAAGCTTAGTGAGCAAAAGGGCTATGGCTTTGAAGGCAATCCATGGGAGGGTATGTAATGGATATTGAGCAATGTATTGCAACGATAAGTGAAAATGCCAGATCAGATGACCCTTTCTATGTCAAGGACGGCATCGAATACTGCAAGAAGTGCAATTCTCCGAGACAGACTAAAATCATGTTTAACATCAACGGTGAAAAGAAGGAACGTGTTGTAAACATGATGTGCAAATGCAGAGTAAAGGAAGTCGAAGAAGAAGAAAACAGACGAAAGCAGGCACAGCAGGAAGCGGAAATACAGCGAAGGATCGGTATAGGCATCAAGGATATGTCTTACAGGTCAATGACCTTTGAAAAGTCCGATACACGGCTTATCCGAGAAGAAAACTACTGCCGCAACTTTCCGAAAATGCAGGAAATGAAGGTAGGCATCATGTTTTCGGGCGAAGCAGGCACGGGAAAGACGTTCAGGGCTGCTGCTATTGGCAATCAGCTTCTGAGAAACGGATACACGGTGTATATGAACAATATCACTGCTATCTGCAATGAGCTTTGGGGGCTGAAAGACAAGCAGCAGGCGATCGATGATATATGCAGCTTCAATTTGATGATACTGGACGACATCGGCGCTGAGAGAAGTACCGAATACATGAGCGAACTGGTGTATAACATCATTGACACCAGATACAGAAGCGGCAAGCCTCTCATTATCACAACGAACCTCAAAAATTCGGAGATCAAGGCGCTGAGCAACGGCGAACAGATAAACGGGTCGAATACGACCCCTTTAAGCCAATCAAGGATATACAGCCGATTAGTCGAGATGTGTTCTTATCCGATAATCGTATCGGGCAGAAACAGACGTGGAGACATCGGACGAAGCAAATATGAGACGGTGAAGGAGCTGCTTGAAAATGGTCTATAAGTACGTTATACACGACATTCCGCCAAGCAACAACAAGTACATCGGACGGAATGAGAGGTTCAGGTATCAGGCGGCAAAGGAGCAGTGGGAGGCACTGGTGAGATATGAATGCTCTCCCAAGCCTGCAAAGCCGATAAAGCAATCAAGGGTAACGCTGATGTATTACTTTAAGACCAGGGGGCGCAGAGACCCGGACAATTACAGCGGCAAGTTTATACTTGATGGATTGAGAAAAGCAGGTATTATCGAAGACGACTCTTTTGATAACATTGATCTCATTCTGAAAAAGGGCGGCTGTGATAAATTTAACCAGCGGACAGTGATAACAGTGGAGGTGATAGAGGAATGAAAGCACACAGAAGGGCAGATGAAGTATATAAATACAACGTCTGGAAGGAATGCTCTGAGGATATTGCAAAGTCAATGATCCTTGCGGTGCTTTTTATCGTTGACAGGCGCAAGTGGCACAAAGAAAATGTGCTGAAGCTTTACGAAGATATCATTGATCTGCTTGAAAAGCCTATAATGATATTCGGCAGGCAGGTCAGCAGTATTGATATGGAAGCTTACATAGTAAAAAAATACGGCATTGACCTTAGCAGAGTTAAGCTTGACTTAGCTCCGATGGGTTCGGGCAGAAAGAAGGAAAAGGAATATGGGCTCTAAATACACGGAGTTCCTGAAAAGCAAGGCTACTGTGGTCAAGGCAAGCGGATTTGATGTTCCGATAGAGGAACTGAACGACAATGCTTTTGAATGGCAGAAGTATATTGTGAAGTGGGCGCTTAAAAAGGGAAAATGTGCGCTGTTTGAGGACTGCGGACTGGGCAAGACATTACAGCAGCTGATGTTTTCCTACGAGGTACACAGGCACACGGGCGGAAACGTACTGATCGCTGCGCCTCTGGCGGTGGTAAATCAGACAGTAAAAGAGGGGGAAAAGTTCGGCATATCGGTAAATCCATGCCGTGAGATGTCGGATATCAAGGACGGTATCAACATAACCAACTATGAAATGCTGGAACATTTTGAACCATCGGCTTTTGTTGGCATTGTGCTTGATGAAAGTTCGATACTGAAAGGATTATCAAGCAAGACAAGGCAGTACATCACAGAAAGCTACAGGAACACACCTTTCAAGCTTGCCTGCACTGCCACTCCTTCGCCCAATGATTTTATGGAACTTGGCAATCATGCTGAATTTTTGGGCATTATGACAAGGGCTGAGATGCTTGCCACGTTCTTTGTTCATGACGGCGGAAGCACGTCATTGTGGAGGCTGAAAGGTCACGCACAGGACAGCTTCTTTGAATGGGTAGCTTCCTGGGGCTGCTGCATGACAAAGCCCTCTGACCTTGGTTTTGAATGTGATGGATATGACCTTCCTGAGCTGGAGATCATTGAACACACGGTCAAAAGCAACGATATTGAAACCGATGAAGGACAGATGCTTCTTTTTGCTCAGACCTCTCAGAGTTTATCGGAAAGGCAGAGAAACAGGCGCAACAGCATTGACGAGAGGGCAAGGAAGGCTGCCGAGATAGTTAACAGCTATGACGGTCAGAGCCTTGTATGGTGCGATCTGAACGATGAAAGCCGCAAATGCGCCGAATATATCAGCGGAGCGGTGGAAGTCAAGGGTGCTGACAGTGATGCACACAAGATAAGTGCCATGACCGGATTTTCTCACGGAGATGTAAAGGTGCTTGTATCAAAGCCTTCCATTGCAGGCTGGGGAATGAACTGGCAGAACTGCTCGAACATGGTTTTTGTGGGGCTGTCAGACAGCTTTGAGGCATATTATCAGGCAATACGCAGATGTTACCGCTTCGGGCAGAGATCAAAGGTAACAGTCCATATCGTAATATCGGACGGCGAGGGTGCTGTTAAGCAGAATATCGAACGCAAGCAGGCAAACGCCTTGAAGATGACCTCTGAGCTTGTAAAGCACACAAAGGATATACTGGCGGCGGATATAAAATCAACGGTCAGAAATACTGAAAGCTATTTCGCACACGAAGAAATGATGATACCTGACTGGTTAAGGAGTGAAACGGCATGAAGGTCAAAGATCAATACATTACGGATAATATGGCTTTGTACAATGGGGACAGCTGCGAGGTGCTGAAAGGCATTCCCGACAGCAGCATTCATTTTTCGATCTACTCTCCGCCCTTTGCAAGCCTTTACACATACAGCAACAGTTCAAGGGATCTCGGCAACTGCCGCACTCAGAGTGAGTTCTATGAACACTTTGAATTTATAGTTTCCGAGCTGTACAGGGCACTTATTCCGGGAAGGATAATGGCGGTTCACTGCACGAACCTTCCAACATTAAAGGAGCGTGACGGATTTATCGGCATAAGAGATTTCAGAGGTGATCTGATACGCATTTTTGAAAAAGCAGGATTTATCTATCATTCCGAGGTGTGCATCTGGAAAGACCCTGTTATAGCAATGCAGAGAACAAAGGCTCTGGGACTGCTCCACAAGCAGCTGAAAAAGGACAGCACGCTCAGCAGGCAGGGCATTCCCGATTATCTGATAGCTATGAGAAAGCCCGGAGCAAATCCCGAGCCTGTCACTCACACAAACGAAAGCTTCCCTGTTTCGGTATGGCAGAGATATGCTTCTCCAATATGGACTGACATAAATCCATCGGACACATTGCAGGCGAAATCTGCGAGAGACGAAAAGGACGAAAAGCACATCTGCCCTTTGCAGCTGACTGTTATTCGCAGGGCATTGAATTTATGGACAAATCCTGGCGACAAGGTACTTACACCATTTATGGGCATCGGTTCTGAGGCTGTTGTATCGTTGGAGCTTGGACGATATGCGATAGGCGTTGAGCTTAAAGACACATGGTATCAGCAGGCTGTGAGAAATTGTGCAAGTGTTACTCGCTGTGAGCAGATTTCACTTTTGTAAGAACAGCAAAAGCACAAGGATAGGGCTATAATGCCGCACACGGCGCTTTATAGTGCTTGGCAGTGTTAATTTACCTGATAACTTTAAAACGCCTAAAAATGGCATTTAAATCGATTTTGAGAGGTGCAATGAAAATGAAAGTTTTAATAGCCTGCGAGGAGAGCCAGGAGGTATGCAAAGCGTTCCGTGCCAAAGGGCATGAAGCGTATTCAGCAGACATACAGGATTGTTCAGGCGGTCACCCCGAATGGCACATCAAGGGCGATGTTCTGCCGATCATCAACGGCAATGCTGATTTTGTGACAATGGATGGCACTGCACACCGTATAGACGGCAAATGGGATTTGCTGATAGCGCATCCGCCGTGTACATATTTGTCAAATGCAGGAGCAGCGAGGCTGTACAAAAAAATCGGAGAGAAAAGCTATGTTGAACTTGAACGTTTGAACAAAGGTTTTGACGCAAAAGAGTTCTTTTTGAAATTTCTTAATGCTTCGATTGACAAAATTGCTGTTGAAAATCCTATTCCTTCGGGAGTATACCGCCTGCCAAAATACAGCCAAGTAATACAGCCGTATGAATATGGACACCCGTACAGCAAAAAAACGTGTTTATGGCTCAAAGGATTGCCGAAGCTCGAACCGACAGAAATTGTCAAGCCGATATGCTCTTGGGTTTCGGGTGGAAGCAAAAAGGCTGACGGAAGTCATCGAGAAAATAAGGGAACAGCCTTTCGAGACAGCAAACGAAGAAGCAAAACGTTTGAGGGTATTGCACAGGCTATGGCTGAACAGTGGGGATAATGCAAGGATTATTGAAAGGATATACATATGAGCTGCTGCCACAACTGTACAAAACGGACTGCGACCTGTCATTCAAGTTGTAGAGAGTACAAAGAAGAAGCAATGAGAAATGCAGAGCGCAGAGATGCCGAAAACAAGGAAAGAGCAGTAAGCATTGGCATATATGAACACGTAAGGCGAAATGCTGAACGATATAAACGGCATAAAAGAAATAAATAACGGAGGTATAATATGAGCATAAAAGGATATAAAGTTTTTAACCCCGACTGGACGTGCAGAGGATTTCAGTATAAGGTTGGTGAAACGTTTACGCACAACGGAAATATTAAGATGTGCGGAAGAGGTTTTCACTTTTGCAGAAAAGCTTCGGATTGTTTTAATTACTACGAGTTTAACAGCGAAAACAAAGTCGCTGAAATTGAAGCGCTTGGAGACGTAGAAACTCAGGGTGATAAATCTGTAACTGATGTAATCCGCATCGTCCGTGAAATTGAGTGGCATGAATTGCTGACCATCGTAAATGAAGGTACGGATTGCACAGGTTTATGTAACACGGGCGACTGTAACACGGGCAACTGGAACACGGGCAACTGTAACACGGGCTTTTTTAACACCAACAGTCAGCCTCTGTATATGTTTAACAAGCCTACAGATCTGACAAGAGATGAGATTTTAAATTTTCGTGGCATTAAGGCTTTGAGTTGGAACTACGAAAATTCATGGTGGATATATTCCTCAGATATGACAGATGAAGAAAAGAAGTCGCACCCAGAGCATGAAACTACAGGTGGATATTTAAAAACAGTTGATTTTAAAACAGCCTGCAAGATGATGTGGGATAGCCTTGATGAAGAAGATAAAGAAGCTGTCAGAAATCTTCCGAACTTTGATAATGATGTATTTAGGGAAATCACCGGTATTTCTGTGGAGGGCGAAAATGAACAAGATAAGTGACATGATATTCAGAGGGTTTTGCATCTGTGAAAGCGGTGACAAATATATCACAGTGAATAAAACACCTCGAAAGGGCAAGTGGATCATCGGCGATATATGCCATCTTCCGCTGGGACAGGCTGCTATTATAGAGCCACCCCATTCATATGCGGCGGTACCTGAGACCGTAGGACGGTATTCATCAGTCAATGACGAAGATGAAACGATGATATTTGAGGGAGACGTTGTTGAATACAATGACGGAATAAACTACTTCAAAGGAAAAGTTATGCTTTTATCGGGTGCATTTGGTGTGTTCTGTGATGAAGAAATTCCGTTTGAATATGCAGGCGGCAGAAAGTTTGTAAGCTTTCACGAGATAATATGCAACGATGGCTGGGATGATACGGGTAATGTCAGAAATGTCAAGGTCATAGGGAATATTTTTGAAACGAAGGAGTGTGAGTGATGGCTTTTGTTTTTGGAATGATAGTCGGGTTTATCATCGGCATAACGGTGATTGCGGCTATTGCGTGTGTGATGGCGGGAGATTCTGTAAAGCACGGGCATTGGGAATACGATAAGCACTTTCGCTTTGCAAGATGTAGTGAATGTGAAGCAGAGTTTTATATTTGCGACCTTGAAGAAATAAGCGGAGGTAATTTGGTAAAATATTGCCCCAACTGCGGGGCTAAAATGGACGGAGGTGATGATAATGGATAAAGAAGCTGTTTTAATTAGCATTCAGCCGAAATGGTGCGCAATGATAACTCAGGGCAAAAAGATTTTGGAGGTACGCAAGAACCGCCCGAAAATCGAAACGCCATTCAAGTGTTATATCTACTGCACCAAAGACAAAGCTAATCATTTTTGGATTGGAAAGCGGTACTCATATGTCGATGATCGTAGTCACAATGCGTTTGACAAAGTCGGAAACGGCAGGATTATAGGCGAGTTTGTATGCAGCGATATTGAAATATTACACTCAAACACCATTTTTAACGCTCCTGCGCTTTATGCTCAATCCTGTATGACCCGTGAGGAATACTTTGAGTATTCAGCGGACAAAACTGTGTATCTTTGGAGCATATCTGACCTTAAAACGTACGATGAGCCTTGCGCACTGAGCAATTTTGTCGGACTGCGTGAGACACGATTTGGGCTGAAGCCGGTTGAGATTGTGCGCCCGCCTCAGAGCTGGCGCTATGTTGAAGAAAGGAGTAATGGTAATGAGTAAATTTGATTTTGATGCATTTACGGGAGATTATCCCGTTGCTGTGAGCAAGGAGCGTTACACCGAGCAGGAAGCCATTGAAATCGCTAAGCGTGAATTGGGTGAGGACGAAGTAACTGTGTTTGACGGATACGTCCGTTTTGGCTTTGGGACTGACCCTGATGACCCCTGTGCCAAACCTCGTAACACTTGGTGGCTGGATATAGGCAAAAATTATCCGAAAGGCTGTTGCCCCGTGTGGGCGTTTTGTAAGGTGAGGAGGGCTGGCAATGGCTGAATACATAGAGCGTGAAATGGCGAAAAGGGCATTTCAAGACATAGACGCTGGGCGCAGAGAGGGAACGACATCACTATCGCCAGAAGAGGCTGCCGAATATCTTGATGAAATTCCTGCCGCCGATGTCGCACCTGTGAAGCATGGGCATATCGTGTGGAAAGAATATCACAAAGGCGGTATCAGGAGGAGAAAATGCCTGCAGGAAATTAAATCTGTTTACATCGAGCAGCAAATGCCCTGCAAGCATATTGCCATAGTTGACGAAAGATATTTATCCAAAGACCCGTACTGTTCAGAGTGCGGAATGCTATTAGGCGAATTTCTGAGCTATTGCGGAAACTGCGGGGCGAAAATGGACGGAGGTGAAAAATAATGGTTTGGGTATATAACATTGTACTTATATGTCTGACGGTATATTTGTGCATCAAATATAGTTTTTGGTGGTTGCTGCTATTACTGTTTATGGGTTCGGAACACAGGGAAACGAAAATAACCAACAAAGGCAGCAATGATAATGACGACTAAATTTTTAGATTGGCTCTCTTTTATCCCATGGTTCCTTATTCAAACAAGGATATTTCATCGTGATATCAATTTAAACAGGCTAGTGCAGAATGGATACTGCACAAAAACACAAGCAAAAATATGTCATAAATTAAACAAGGTGATATGATTATGGAACAGTATTTTGAAATCACAAAGGACAGCAAGCGTTATCAGCAGTATATCAATTATCAGACCAAGCGTAAAGAAGCGATTGAAGCTAATTCCAAGTTCATGGAAGAGCATGACATACCAGGAAGCAAGTTTATGCTTTGGGAAGGCTATCTGTGGGTACCCGAAACAAGCGAAATTATGGAAAAATTTGGAAAGCAGTTCAGAGACGTTCGCTACAAGGGCTTCCGTGCGTTCAAAAAGAACAGTGTGATCGGAAGAGCATTTGCGAAAGCTAATATTTCAATGCCTCAAAAGCCATTTGTTCCATTCTTTTTCAATGATTGTTCCTACGGGGATTTTAGTACCCGTCTTTTCAATTATAAGGATGGTGTGTACTGTAGCATCTCTGCACCAAATTTACCAGCGCTGAAAGCCCCACAGGGATTTATTGAAATGAAAGCCAGCGAGTTCTTTAAGGTAATTGAGGAAGCGGAGAGTGAACAGGAATGAAGTGGAATATGCTGAACATTCCCGTTCACAAGAACTGTACAAACTGCGGAAAATGCTGCGGCATTATTCCTGCTACTACTGAGGAAGTAGCGGAAATCAGAAAATACATAGCTAAAAATTCCATCAAACCTATAAGCAGCCGCAAAAGCACTTGCCCTTTTCGTGATGAAGCAAAGAAAAAGTGTTTGATATATCCTGTCAGACCGCTGATTTGCAGGCTTTACGGCGTTGCGGAGGGCAATATGGAATGCCCGAACGGAAACAGCGACCACATAGACGGACGCAAGTTTCTTGAAGAAATTGACATGGAAGATGTTGAGTTTTTAAACTGTATCAACTGGAGAAATGAGGTCGGAAAATGATAAAAATTGAAATTATAGAAGTCAGCGGTTGGGAAGCTGCAATCACCGGAATGAGAAATCCAATGAACAGCTGGGATAAGAGCGACAGCAACTGCAAAACAATTATCCGTGATAACGAAAGATATGTCGAAAATTTTATTGGAAAAAATGACCTTACTCTTATGAGAAAGCTCTGCAAAGCAGGAACAGATCACAGGAAATATCTTCGCATGATAAACGTTACAATGGATATCACTGCTCCACTGTATTGGTGGAAGGAATGGGACACGTACAAAGTAGGTACGGTTCGCAATTCCTGCTCCACAATGCACATGATAGCGGCAAGGGAATTTGTGCTTGATGATTTTTCTCACGAACATCTTAACGGTCATTCTGAAATGATCTTAGAGGACACGATCAAAGCACTAAACGCAGAGCGTGAATATTATCTGAAAAGCAAGGACAAATCTGCCTGGTGGCAGCTTATTCAGCTGCTGCCGTCAAGCTACAATCAACTTGCGACTGTGCAGGTCAATTACGAAGTCCTGATGAATATGTACCATTCCAGAAAAGCCCACAAGCTGGACGAATGGGTGCGGTTCTGTGAATGGATACTTACGCTTCCGTACATGAACAGACTGATTGATGACAAGAAAGAGGGTAAAAAGTAATGGCAAAAATCAGGTGTTATAGCTATATAAAGGGCAAAAGCTGGTATGAAGAAATTAAGACGAATAAAGCCACCGAGAAACAGGAACACGTAGATCACCCGGCACACTATCAGGGAAAGAACGAGTGCATAGATGTAATGCTCGCCATGTTTGGCGTTGAGGCGGTCAAGCATTTTTGTATGTGCAATGCTTACAAGTACCGCTTCAGGGCGGACAAGAAGAACGGGGCGGAAGATATCTCAAAGGCAGAATGGTATGAAAGCAAGCTTATTGAGCTTGGAGGGATTGACGGAGATGGAAAATAAACACTGTTTTTTGTGCAGCTATTCAATCCCGCATTTCTTCAAGGACGGCAAGGTCACGCTGAAAAGTCCACACGGAGGAACAGAAGTGCATGAAATCAAGCTGAATTTCTGCCCTGAATGCGGAAAACCAATACATAACAAAAAAAGATGAAAAGGAGAAAAGACAATGACTATCAATGAATATCAGAAGGAAGCTATGCGCACAGCAAGCGGCATGAACTATGAACACAACGGAATGCTGATAAATGCAGCTCTCGGACTGTGCGGTGAGAGCGGAGAGGTTGCCGACATTGTGAAGAAAGCAACATTCCAGGGGCATGAGTTTGACAGGGAACATATCGCAAAGGAGCTGGGGGACGTTGCTTGGTATCTGGCAGTAGGCGCTCAGGCTATCGGATATGACCTTGAAACTGTTTTCCAGATGAATGTTGACAAGCTCCGCAAGAGATATCCTGAAGGTTTCGATGCGGACAAGTCTCTGCACAGAGCCAAGGGCGATATTTAAGGGGTGTGGATATGATCGTTCATTTTTGTGACAAATGCGGTGAAGAAATAAAAGCGCCTTTCACGACAATAGGTGCAAAGGAACTTTGCGACAACTGCACTGCGCTAACTGAAAAATGGATTGAAGCTGAAAATGATCTGCCCGAACATGAAAATGTGGAGCTGTGGCATGATATGAAGCTCGGATTTCCCTCTGAACGTGGATTTTATCTTGTCACGATACGTTTTAATGACGGAGTAAAAAGTGTCAGAATGGCAAGATACACTGGGTCTCCGGTATGGTTCAAGGCAGCAAAGGACAGCGGAATTGTTGAAGAAAACGGCATAAAGGTCATCGCATGGGCTGAACTGCCTGAACCGTATGCAAACGATTGATACATAGACCTCTCGGGCAAGGAGTTAATATGCCGCAAACCTATTCAAGGGAATATTACCTGTACAGAAAAAATCAGCGCATCAAGGAACACCGCTGTCTGCGATGCGGAAAGCTGCTGACCTACAGAAAAAGTAAATGGTGCGCTGAGTGCCGTGAAAAGCACAATGAATACAAACGGCAGCATCGAAAGAAATAGCAAAAACCGCCCTGCAATCATAGCAAGGGCGGTTTTGTTTTATTGAGCCAAAAAGCAGGCGATTTTCTGTATTTGCTGATCTGTCAATCCGATGTCGTTTCCTGCGGCATCGTGGGCGCTGATGATGACATTACCAACTATCGGCTGACCGTGAACAGCTGCGCCATAAAGCAGAGATGCAAGAATGTTGACTTCGGGGGCATCGTCAAGAAGCCCCTCATCGTCACATCAAGATTTACAAATCCTGTCATTATCCTTACTCCTTTCCCAGCAATTCGGGGCAATTCGGGATTATCGTAAATGTTGCCGATGACTTCTGCTGCAAATTCATCTGTTTTACCTATTGCAGCACATCTCAAAATAGATGAATTTTCCCAAGCGGTAGGATTTGGGGCGTTGACACGGCGCACACCAAAGCTTGAAATTTCATCAATCCAAACAATCACACCAATCATTGTAGCAGAATATGCAGTGCCCTTAACGATATCCCCCTCAAAGATTTTCACGCCGTTCTTGTCGGTATGCCCTGTGTACTGTCCTATGGTTTCATAATCAACTTCAATGCCACTTACACCTAACGTATTAGTCATTTCAGCGGGTAAATCATACCTTTCGTTATAAGGTTGAGTTAATAATCCATAGACCCAATCGCCATTTTTATATTCTGTTCTGTGATACCCTTCATCGCGATTTATGGCTTTTCCTCTGAACAAAATTTCACGTTCCATAAGGTATTTGTTGTTATAATCAAACATGATATACTTCCTTTCTTTGCGGCTCTCGGGGTTTGTGACCGTCTGCCTGACCGCATTAACACGGCTTGCGCCGTGCCACTCTGCTCTTAAGCCTCCGCCCATTCTCTGCACATTCTTTCGGCGGTGGTTCTGACGTTTTCCATGTTAACGGGCTTGGGGTATGTGCATACATCTGCAATCGCCTTGTCATTGTACACAGTCCATGAATTTGAGCTTGCGTATTCATCGCACCAAACCTCGCCGGTGTTACGATCGACACGTATTACACCGTAGTTGTCGTGGTACGGGCCGCCGCTGTTAGCTCTCTTGTAGGTGCCGACAGCCTTCTTAACGCCTGTGATCTTGATATTCTTTTCCATAATTCATTTCTCCTCTCATGTTTCATATTCTTGCGGCAAGATTTTTGAGCTGTTCGAAGGTCTTGTAAGTCATCTTGTAAGCTATCTTGGGATCGATACCTGCATAATTTGAAATAGTTACAGCAAGTTCCTCTCTGGTTTTACCTTCAGCAGCATAAGCTCTGTCAAATGCCGCTTCAAGTTTTACATCTTCGGGTCTTGCTTCCCATTTTTCCTCAGCTTCATTTGCAATCTCAACAAGCTTTTCGAGCTTGCTGATAAGGGTTTTTATATTTTTCATATTTACTCTCCTTTTGGGCTTTGCCCTTTTTCGTTTGACTATGGCTATATTATAGCACACAATTATATTTACGTCAATATATAAAATAAACAAATTTATATTGACGTATTTATGCAATATGTATATTGACGTAAATATAATCATGTGCTATAATGATATCAATGAAAAACGAAAGGCGGTAAACACCAATGAAAAAATATTATGTAGCATACGAAAAAAACGGCACAAAGAAACAAACCCCAAAGTTTACGAACCGTGAGTGTGCAAAACATCTTGCAAATACCATACTTCGCAGCGGCATACCCACCGTGAAGATTGTAACATGCGAAGGTACGAAGATTATCTACACAAAAACCTATTGCAAATAACGCAAATAATTCCAACGGGCGGCACATACGCCGCCCATATGAAAGGCGGTTATATTATGAACTATAGACTTTGTACATTAAAAATTACCAATAAAGACGGCACACCGTATTTTCAAACAGTTGTTTTAAACAGCAAAGAGTTTAAAAAGCTAATTGCAGACGGTGCAGAGCTAATCGAAATAATCAATTAAATACAAATGGCAATATAAAATATGACAGCCGCATAAATTGAAAGGTTGATGAAATATGAAATGGTTCAACGGTTGCACAACCGCCGAAGCGGTCAAGAAGATGTATAGAGACCTGTGCAAGGCGTATCACCCCGATTTACACCCGGGCGAAGCTAATGAAGCGGCGATGAAAGAAATCAACGCCGAATATGATATCGCCTGGGCACGCTACAAGAACGTACACGGCACAGCAGACAACAACGGCAAGGGTAATTTCACTGCCGACACTGAGAACGCCGCAGAGAGCCGCAGAACAGCCGATGAAGCTCCTGACGGTTTCAAAGATATCATCAACAGCATAATCGGCTGTGACGGTATTGACATTGATTTGGTCGGCTCGTGGGTGTGGGTAACGGGCAACACCTACATTCACCGTGAAACCCTTAAGGGTGCAGGGTTTAAGTGGGCGGGCAAAAAGCAAGCGTGGTATTGGCACCCCGCCGATGAGGGCGCAAGACGACACAGCAAGCTGAGCCTTGACGAAATCAAGCAGAAATACGGCTGTGAGACTTTCACAGGCAAAGCACAGCCCAAGCTTGCATAACACACCAGGGGCGGCGACAAGCCGCCCTACAAGCATACAGAAAGGCGTTGATAAAATGACAAACAAAGCAAAATCAAGAATAGTAGCCGATGCTGTAAAAATCGCATCGGCTATGATAGACACAGCCAACTTTTTGGGCGGTATCGGAGAAGTCAGCTCCGCAAATGCTCACTGTGATGTTATAAACGGTTATTACCTTTTCATCACTATTGACGAAACACATCAAGACTTCTTATGGATTACCCTTGAAAATTCTGAGGGTGAAAGCATTGATGAGCAAGATACAAAGGGATTTACAATCGAAAGCATAGAACAGGCGGTGTACATACTTCTCAATCGCAACGATTTGAGATAAGAAAAGCGGCTCGTGTGATGTGAGCCGTTTTTCAGGATATATTGACATATCTATAATTGAATGATATAATACAGGTGAAGGGAAGTGGTTTGATGTACTCTGATAAAAGCAATAAGGCAGTTCAAAGATACCTTGCAAAGGCGTATGACCGCCTTGAGGTCAAGATCAAGAAGGGCAACAAAGATGTACTGAAAGCGTTTGCAAAAGAAAACAATTTATCAGTAAACGGACTGATAATAAACGCTGTTAACGAATATGCCCAGAAGAGGACAGGGCAGCCGATACTTGATGTCCTTGATAAAGTAATAATACCCAAAAAGCAGTAAAAAATCCCCACCATCGAAGGAAAAAGATGGCGGGGATTTTTTCGGCTTAATGTGTTCGGCATTAAGGCTCTCGGGCAATTCTAAGTATATCACAAATCAGTCTTTTTTCAATAGTTTGCGGCAAAATGGGAGTGTCCTTTTTTGACTGTAAACCGTTGTTTATGCCTGAAAAGATGGTATAATTATATATAGGGAACTGTGACATTACATTCCCGCCTCCGTTATTCTGCGCCGATACTTTCCACTATCGGCGCAACTTCTAATTTTATGCAAGGAAGTGAATTTTTATGGCAACAAGACGTAAGAGAGACGTTCAGGCACAGCCTACAGCGGCTAATCAGACGAGAGGACTGACACCTGTACAGCGTAGAGTGAACAGGACTACAGGAGTAGATACGAATTACAACTATAATCGTGGTCAGGCTCGTGCCGCAAGCTCTGTATTTAACCAGCTGCCCAGGGGATATAGCAGAATGACAGCAGCAAATCAGAGCCGTGTCCGCAGAAACATAAACAGACGTAAGCGCAACGGCGGTTCAGGCGGTTGATATGTCTGTAGCGCTGTATGACCGCATAAAGGTCATGTCAAAAATCACGGACGAAGTTCTTGTCGGTTTCTCGGGCGGCAAGGACAGTGTAGTTACAATGGATCTATGCTTTAAGTATTTTAAGCGTGTAGTCCCTTTTTTTATGTATATCTGCCCCGATCTGGAGTTTCAGGAAAGATTGCTCAAATACTATGAGAGCAGATATAATACCGAGATAATCAGGCTTCCGCATATGGAAGTATCAGAGTTCTTCAAGTACGGAACGTTCAGGGCATCTGACTACAACGTTCCGATCATATCAATCAACGAAATCTATACATATCTGCGGGAAACAACAGGCATTTGGTGGATTGCGGCAGGCGAAAGAATAAACGACAGTATCGTCCGCCGTGCAATGATAAAAAACTCAGGCAGCATTGATATGCCCCGAGGTCGATTTTATCCCATTGCCGAATGGAACAAAGCAGAGGTAATGCAATATATCAAGTTTGCTAAGCTTAAACTTGGCGAGGACAGTAAGCAGCTCAACTTCTCCTTCAAATCCCTTGAAGGTCGTGAGCTGTATTTTGTAAAAAAATATTTTCCGCAGGATTTTGAGCGCATTTTGGGACTGTACCCATATGCAGAAGCTGCGGTTTTGAGGTATGAGAAATATGGCAGGTAAGAAGGAAGCAAAAGGCGGCATTTCAAAATATCAGAAGTTTGATACTGAGGTAATTCACCGCTCACAAATAAAAAATGCGGAGTATAACCCCCGCATTATGGATAAGAACGCAAAAGCCCGTTTAAAAAAAGATATCAGGGAGCATGGTCTTGTTTCCGCCATCACATACAATAAGCGAACAGGCAATATCGTAGGCGGACACCAGAGACTTGAACAGCTTGACGCTCTGGAAAAGTCTCAGGATTATGAGCTGACTGTTTGTGTTGTTGATGTTGATGAGCAAGAAGAAGCAAAGCTCAATATCATTCTTAACAATCCCTCTGTACAGGGAGAATGGGATCTTGAAAAGCTTGCTCAGATGACGGAAGATTTCGGGTTCACCTTGCAAGAGGCTGGTTTTACCGATTATGATGTTGATTTTATGTTTGACGGCGATGACCGTTTTTCTCAGCTCGGCAATGTCGAAGAAGCAGAAAAGGTAAAAGGAAAACTGGAAGATATAAAAAGCGCCCGTAAAGAGGGCATGGAAAAGCTGAAAGAGCGCAACAATGCGAGCTTTTACGCAGTTATCGTATTTGAAGATGAAAAAGACAGAGACGAATTTTATAAATCCATCTCTGTCCCTATATACGAAGAGTATATTACTGCCGAGCAGGTAAGGCGCTGTGGTCGTGAAAAAGATTAAGCCCAGATTTCTTTGCCACAGTTAAATGCGGTGAAAAAGTCGTTGATGTATTTTTCATCGGGTTTAAATCCCTTGGCGGGCTGATATCTGTAAGTCATTGGTGCGATGATGTTGTCAAGATATTTTCCAGCATCGTCATCGTCATCAAAATCCACATATTTTATCAGATCATCATCTACATCAAACATATGCAGTTTGCCCTTGACGGTAAAAGGCAGAATATCAGCAAAATTATTGAAAATCCAAGCGTAACAATTACCCTCGGGCATATCAACCATTCCGGCGGCAGCAAGATGCTCCTCGGTAAAAGGCACAATGTCAACGAGATTTGCAACGACAAGTGCACGATTGCAAATAAGTCCGGGTATTTTACCATTACCCGAAGAGCAGATAAGCACATCACCACGATAGTCAGTTTTCCAAGTACGGCATTCAATGGTCTTTGAGCCGTCAAAAAATTTGTTAGCCCACCAGGGCTTGCACGAGATAGCCTTCATAAAAAAATTTCTCCTTTCACACTATATGGCGGCATCTTGCCGTCATATTTACCATTTATAATAGTATAGCATAAAAAGCACGTAATGTCAAGCTTTTTCAATAATTTTTGCACAAAAAGTTTGCGAGTTTTTATGGATATACAACAAAGAAAAAGCAAAGAAAAAAGGCGGTGTTAAAATGGCGAATAAAAAGGGCAATCCGCAAAATTTTATTCCGCTGAATGAAAGGTCTCCAGAAGAGGCAAGAAAAATTCAGAGCAAAGGCGGCAAAAAGTCGCAGCAAGTTCAGAAAGAGAAAAGAGCCATGAATGAGGTCATTCAGCTTATTCTCAACTCGGAGCTTACGGACGATGTAAAAAAGCAGATAAGAAAACGATTTGGTCAGAATATCAGCGATGAGTTTTTGACCACTCGTTTTTTGCTTATGCAGAGCCTTTTCAATATTGCTTCCAAGCAGGACGAAATGACCCAGAACAGAATGGCGGCAATAAGAATGATAGCCGAATTTGCAGGTGAAAGCCCTGCACAGATCGAGCGCCGAGAAAGAATGAAAGCGGACGAATTGAAAAAGTCAGAAGCAGAAGATGACCCGTTAAGCAAGTCGCTTGAAGAAATGTTCGGCAACAAAGGAGAGGGCGAATGAGCGGATTTTCTTCAAAGCAAATGGAAATATTCAAGTTTATGTATGAGCCTGAATATGTAGCGCTGATATGTGACGGAGCTGTCAGAAGCGGAAAGACAACCTGTATGTCGATTGGCTTCCTGACCTGGGCGTTTAAAAATTTCAATGAGATGAATTTTGCACTTTGCGGAAAGACGGTGCGTTCAGCTGAAAGAAACATTCTGCGCCCACTCATGGGTCTGAGTTATACCCGAAAGTATTACAAGATGAAGTATAACAGCACGGCGCATATGCTTGAAGTGACCAAAGGCAGCAGGACGAACTATTTTTGGATATTCGGCGGAAAAGATGAAAGCTCATATGCTCTCATTCAGGGTATTACACTGGCAGGCGTTTTCTTGGACGAAGTGGCGCTCATGCCGCAGTCGTTTGTAAATCAGGCGCTGGCAAGATGCTCCGTTGAGGGTGCGAGGTATTGGTTCAACTGTAACCCTGAAAATCCCTCTCACTGGTTCTATCAGGAATGGATACTCGATTCGGCAAAGAAAAGAGCAAAGCACTTACATTTTCTTATGTCCGATAATCCATCGCTCTCGGCTGAGAAGCTTGCAGAATACGAGAGCTTTTACAAGGGCGCATTCTATCAGCGTTATATCCTTGGTTTGTGGGTCAAGGCGGAAGGTCTTGTTTATCCTATGTTTGATAAACAAAAGCACGTTATCGACAAATACGATAAGCGAGGGCAGTATTACATAAGCGTTGACTATGGAACTATCAATCCGACTGCATTTCAGCTGTGGCGTGTAAATTTCAATGACCCGATGCCCGTAGTATTGTGCAAAGAATATTACTACAACAGCCGAGCAGATGAAAATGACCATGTTCAAAAAACGGACGAACAGTATTATAAAGATCTGTGCGAGTTTGCCAACGGCTACACGATTGAAAGAGTTATTGTTGACCCGTCCGCTGCCTCGTTCAAGGCGGTCATAAAGCAGGACGGAAAGTTTATAGTCAGAGATGCCAACAATGATGTGCTTGACGGCATAAGGTTCACAGCCTCGATGATCGCAAGCGGCGTTGTTCATTTCCATTCAAGCTGTGTGAACCTGTTTGCTGAGTTCGGCGCTTATGTTTGGGACGAGACTAAGGGCAATGATGAAGTAATAAAAGAGAATGACCATGCGATGGATGCAATGCGCTATTTCATGTACACGGTCATTGCTCGAGAAAAGAGAGCAGGTGTATTTTAATGCAGTCAATCTTGTTTTACATCAGGGATATACTTACACGCACATTCTCAAAGCAGGCAAGCACGTCATATTTTAACGTAAGCAGCATAGACAGCCTTATTTCTGAGGAAATGGAAAAGCATTTCATATTGGCTGAAAATCTCTATGAGAACAACACTGAATACATAGACTGGCTCAGGAGCGGTCAGGTGAAGTCTCTGAGGCTTCCCTCGGTACTGTCAAGGGAAGTAACACGTACAGTGTGCAGTGAGGCTAAAATATACGTTGACGGCACATCTGAAAGGGCAAAGTATCTGAACGAACAGCTTAAAATCTTCATGCGGAAGTTTCCTGTTTATGTTGAGCAGGCTATTGCTTTCGGCAATATGGCTTTCAAGCCGTATATAAGCGGCGATAATATCCTTGCAAGCGCTGTCCGTATCGGGGATTTTATTCCTGTCAAGGTCGATGGTCAGGGGGTGTTCACTTCCTGCATTTTTGCTGAAAAGCTCAGGCGTGAAGATGGCTGGTACACAAGGATTGAGTATCACCATTCAGAAGACGGCACGTACACTGTTGAAAACTCCGCATACAGGTCAGGGTCAAAAGGCGGCGGTCTTGGTACCCAGGTTGCACTTTCCTCTGTTCCCGAATGGAAGAATTATCAGAATGTTGTTACCATAAGCGGCAGTGATCTGTCTCCACTTTATGCTGTTTACAGTAATCCTTTTGCAAACAGCATAGATGTTGACAGTCCTCTCGGCGTTTCACTGTATGCAGACAGCATTGACCTTATCAAGGAAGCTGATGAGCTGTGGGAAGAGACCACCTACGAGATGAAAAGCGGCGAAAGAAAAGTGTTCGGCGCAAACGGCATTTTTAAAATGTCAAACGGCATTGATTATACTATGTCCCGTTTTTATAAGCAGGTCAATTTTGAAAATGACGGAGCTTTGCAGGAGTTCTCCCCTGCTCTGCGCAATGATTTCATGTCAGCGAGACTTCAAGACATCTTCAAGCGTATTGAGCAGAATGCAGGATTGTCTTTTGGCGTTATTTCCGACCCACAGAGCGTTGACAAAACAGCTACTGAGGTAATCCACAGCAAGCGGCGATACCATGAGACAATAGAAAGCATTCAGACTGCTCTCACAGGAAGTATTGAGCAGCTGGTAAGCGCTATGAGCCGTATGTGTGACCTTTACGGTGTAGTTCCGAGTGGCGAATATTCCGTTGTATGTGACTGGGACGACAGCGTTCTGGAAAGCAAAGACGAAAAAAGAGCGCTTGCAATGCAAGAGTATCAAATGGGACTAATTGATGAAGCAGAGTATTTCATGGAGACACGAGGCTACAGCAAAGATGAAGCTATAAAGCTCGCCTCTGAGATACGGTCCCGTTCTCAGGCACAGCAGGCAGGTAGGGATTGGTTCAAAGATCGTGAGGGCGCATGATTGATGAGTTTTTCTTTGATAATCAAGCTCAAACACTTGTTGAGCTTTGGTCTGAGATAGAAAATCTTCTGATACAGGAGATATGCCGCAGGATAAATAAGGCGGCATATCTCACTGAAACAGCACGATTTGAAGTTTATAAGCTTGAACAGGCAAATTTGCTCAACGAAAGAGCTGTGCAGATCATCAGCCAGAATACGGGCTTATCTCAGAAAAGAATACGTGATATCATCACAAACGCAGGATTAAGCATAGTGACACAAGATGAAGAGATATACCGCAGAGCCATTGCAGAAGGTCAGCTTACTGTTGACCCCCTTCCGCTGGATATGTCCCCTACTGTGCAGACGGCGCTTCAATCCTGCATAGACAACGCTGAATTTGGTCTGTCAAACCTTACAAACACACGCATGATGGACGCAGGAAACGGCATGGAAACGCTGACAAAGGCAGCAAGAAGAGAATATTACAACGCTGTCAATCGTGTTTTTCTCGAGACAAGAATGGGTATCAAATCCACTCCGCAGGCTGTGCGTGAAGCCTGCATTGATCTTGCTCGGCGTGGCGTGACCATAACACACTGGGAAAGCGGACATACTGACACTGTAGAGGTCGCAGTGCGCAGAAATATCAAGACCTCTATGGCTCAGACTTCCGGCACGATGACAATGGCACGCATGAAGGATTATAAGCATGACCTTGTGGAAGTTTCATCACATTGGGGCGCAAGACCTTCTCATTTTGTATGGCAGGGCAAAATATACAGCCTGACAGGTTCTGGCGGGTATGAAAATTTTTACGATGCAACAGGCTACGGTACAGGTGCAGGACTTTGCGGCTGGAATTGCCGACATCGTTTTTATCCGTACTTTCCGGGCATTGACCCTGTTTATCCCGAGTATGATGAAGAAGAAAACCGCAGGCATTATGAGGACACTCAAAAGCAACGGTACTATGAACGTCAGGTAAGAGCCGCAAAACGTCAAAAAGCCGCTCTTGAAGGCACTGGGGCAAGTGATACGGATATCAAAGCGGCGAATACCAAGATACGTCAGAAGCAAAAAGACCTTAGAGACTACCTTGCAGAGCATACAGATCTTGTTCGTGATTATTCCAGAGAGCAGATATATACAACAGGTGGGGCGGTCAAAGGAACATCTTCCAAAAAATAGCAAAAATATATCATCAACACGCATAAAATCCATTGACAAAGGCATTGTAAAGTTGTATAATTATATTATGATGAAAGGACTGCGACAGTCTCTCGAACGGGCATTCGAGGGCTGCCGACAGTCCTTTTTTGCTTTTCGCAGTCCGCAGCGTGACAGCGGATAGGTACGGGGGCGAGACCCCGTAAACAAACGTAACCGAATTTAAGGAGTTGTATGTAAAATGAAACGTGATGAACTGAGAAACATTCTTAAAGACCTGAACCCCTCCGATGAAGTCATTTCAAGCATAATGGCTCTCAACGGAAATGATGTGAACGCCCTTAACGCCGAGATCACAACACTGAAAACACAGCTCAGTGACAGTGTGAAGGATATTGAAGATCTGAAAAAGAATGACAAGACAGGCGAACTGAAAACGCAGCTTGAAGAGATGCAGACAAAGTATAACAATGCTATTGCAGACATCAACAAGCGCACATATTCGGACGCTGTAAAGGCTGCCATTGCTGAAAAGGGCATCAAGTTTACATCAAAATCTGCTGAAAACTACTATATGTCTCAAGCAGAGGGTAAGAAGATGGAGATCAAGGACGGCAAGCTTGTAGGCTTTGACGACTTCCACAAGGCACAGTTTGAAGCAGACAAGGGCGCTTTTGTTGTCGAAAGCAAGCCTGACACTCAGCCTTCCGCACCCGGTTCAATGCACTTTGCAGGAACAGCAGGAAATGGCGGAAATTCCGCTGTAAGCGCTGCCGCTCTCGCTGCCCAGCGTTTTTCAAAGGCATACAATCCTACAGCAACAGATGTAAATACCAATATCACGAAGGGAGAGTAAAAATTTATGTCACTTATCCAGACTGTATATCACGGAACCGAGAAGCCTAACTGGCTTGCCTCCGAAAACTGCATGAGACGTGTGACAAACACTGCAACTCAGGCAATGGCAGTTACCGAAACTGAGACAAACAAGAAGTTTGTCCGTTCAGGCACCATTTTTCCCTCAAACGACAGCAATGCAAAGGGCATTGTGTTTGAGGATGTTGACGTTACAAAGGGCAATTACCCCTGCTCTGTTATGACTGCGGGTCATGTCTATAAGGACAGACTTCCCGTAGCTCCTACACAGGAAGCTATCACAGCGCTCAAAGCACAGGGTATCTACTTTGAAGATGCGCCCGAATTTACCAGAGCTTATACTTGATGGAGGTGTAAAACAACATGAGTATTCTTGACCAGATCACATCGAATGATCTTATTGAGTTTGGTACCAATCTCAATATTATGAACATCGGAACGGACGGCGACCGCCTTTTCCCCAACATGAAAACCCAGTATCTTGAAGCTGAGTACATGAGACTTTCAAAGTCTCCTTCTCTTCCTCATGCTGCAATGGTTCACGGCTATGATACCGAAGCTTATATCGGCAAGAGACGTACAGCGGACGTTGTCCGCATTGAGCAGCTCCTTATCAAGGAAAAGCTTAACCTTTCCGAAAGAGAGAGCAGGCTTCTCAGCCGTGTCAATCGCCCCAGCGATATCATCAACTACATTTATGATGACATAGGCAACCTTGGAAGAGCCGTAAGGACCAGAGCAGAGGTCGCAAAGTTTGAAGCATTCTGCACAGGTAAGATGACCATTAAGGAAAACAACGTTGATCTTGAAATCGACTATGGCGTTCCTGATGAGAACCGCAAGGAACTTAACTGGACTGCTGCTGATGCAGATATCCTCGGCGACCTCCGCAAGATCGTTTCCGCAGGTAAGAGAATGGGTCAGAGATACACCCACGCAATGACCTCTCAGAAGATACTGGATATGATGCTCCAGAACACACAGATCCAGAAGGCTGTAAACGGTGCACTGATGCAGGGCGTAATCATTACCCTGAGCGGACTTAACAACCTGCTCAACACCCTCTTTGGCTTCACCGTTTCTGTAAACGATGACTGGTACGAATTTGAGAAGGCAGACGGCAGAGACTGTCAGGCTCGCCTTTTCGATGAGGATAAGTTCATTCTTTACGTAGGCGACAGAAACGGCGCTGTGGGTACAGGTCTGTGGGGCGTTACTCCCGAAGAAAACGATGCAAGAAGCGGCGGTTCTGCTGTGGAAGGCGGAGCTTATAACAACTTTGTGTACTTCACACGTTGGAAAACTCCCGACCCTGTGGCTGTATGGACTAAGGCATCAGGCGTATTCGTTCCTGTTCTTCCTAACCCCAACGGTCACGTTATTTGCACCATCAAAGGCGCAAAGGAACTGAAACTGCTGAACGTAAGAACTACAGCATCTTCCTCTACCGCAAACGGCTCTGTAGTTACCATCAGCCCCAAGGCTGACAACGGCAACAGCTTTGTTTACAAGGCAGCTGCAAAGGTTCAGGACGTTGAGGCGGGCAAGGAACTTAACGGCTGGACTTCCATCAAGAGCGGTGATGAGATCGTTGTTTCGGCATCTTCCAACACCAAGCTCACTGTAGCTGAGATCAATGCTGACAATAAGATCATCGGCGCAGGCAATGCGGATATCAACAAGAAAGCCTGATAAGGAGTGATAAAGCGTGTCATATCTTACGTATTCGGAATATTGCAGTTTCAACACAGGAACGACAATCGAAGAAGGCGAGTTTGACACGCTTTCTTTTTATGCGGACACTGCGATATCTGCATACATAGGCGAAGATGTCAAGGCAGATGACACAATCAAGCGTGCAGCTGCCTTGCAGATAGCCCAGAGCAAAGCCAATGGAGGAATAAGCTATTACACGGAGCTTTCAGCCAACAAGTCCGTTGCAAGCGAAAGTTTAGGAGACTACAGCTATTCGCTCAAAACATCGGACAGTGCTGAACAGGCTGAATACGGTCTTTTCCCTATAGTTGCAAGCCTTCTGAGGAAATATGTAAGGGCTGTTGAAGGGGTGAACGTGATATTATGAGAACGCCATCCCCTTTTTTACTCAGGCAGTGTGTAACGCTGTACAACAAGCTTCCATCAAGCGGCAAGCCGATAAACGGCGGATATGCTCCGCAGGAATATAAGAGGGTCGTTTTACGCTCGGTCAGATATATTCAGCAGGAAGGGGCTATCACATCATCATCTCACGGTGCTGTATCAGACAGCCTGCATCTGATGATATTCCCGGGCATATCCGAAGCTGATGAAGGCGAAGAATATGCAAATCCTGAGATATTCGAGAATGCTTATGACAGGTCAAAAATGTGGACGCTGCAAAAGGGCTTTGATTATATTGCGCTCGGCTCACATGATGACCCTAAGCCCTCCATTGAGGGTAAGGGCAACAGAAATGATTTTAAGATCAGTACAGTTGATATCCGTTATAATCCCAACGGAACTATTCATCATTTTGAGGTGAATGCAAGATGATAAGGGTCACTATTGACTATAACCGCATCAACAACCGAATGGAGCAGTTCAAGGACAAGCTTTATCCTGCTGTGAAGCAGCAGCTGAAAAAGGGGGCTGACACGTTCACACCATATCTCGGCGGCGATCTGATGGATAGTGCTAACCCGTCAGCGCATGACAGCACGCCGTATCTGGTATATGATATCAGATATGCACGTTATCAGTTTTATGCAAACGGCGGCGCACCTGACCATGATTTTCCGCACAGAACCAGAACGGTACACCCATTGGCAAGCATGATGTGGACGGACGTTTACCTTAAAGCGGGCGGAGCAAGAGACTTACAGTATATAGTCGATAATGCTCCCCAGCTCCTTAATTTCTGAACGGAGGGCATATGCGTGTTGAAAAGCTCCTCGTGACACAGCTTGTAAACTGTATCAACGAGAATAAGGACGATATCGGGCTTCCCTGCTATGTCACTTTCGGCGCACCGCAGACACTGACGGGAGAAGCAATGTGGCTGCAAACCCTCGGCGGCACAAGAGAAATCAAGAAATATATCAGAGGGAAATACAAGGGCGAGTTATCATTTGCAGTGTACTACAGACTGTCAGCTGTCCAGATGGACGGCATTGAAGCAAATCTGATAGTCCCGCACGAACAGCTTTCGGAGTGGTTCGATGATATCCACAATACGCCCGTCTTTGACGGATTTACCGCTGAAGATATTTGCATGACCAAACAACCGTCACTGTTCAGAAAAACAGAGGACGGAGAGGTCACATATCAGTCAATATGGGTAATGACCTACAAAAACTAATGAAAAGGAGAATGATTTATGCTTCTTAAAGATCTTATGGCGAATTACACCCCTAACGAAAGTTTTACGGGTGAGGTAATGGCGGACGATTTTGTGCTTGCCATCAAGGTAAGCTCCACATCTGAAAAGGTCGCTGATTACGCTGTTGTACAGGAACATACAGAGGGCATTGACAGCTCACTCAATTCCGAAAGCAACGACAAGCAGTATATCAGAGCGGGTAAATCCACCACCAAGAAGTCCACACAGAGAACCTTCACCATCACTGCTGACCGCTATGAGGGCGATGAGGCTCAGGACTACATGGATAGCGTTAAGTACAAGACAGGCTCTGACGTTATCACTGATTACGTTTATTTCTCACTGAAAACAGGCAAGGGCGAAAAGGGCAAGATCTCTATCGCTGTTGATAAGGACGGCGGCGGTAATGCAGGCGATAATGCAGGATTTTCCGCTACACTTTCCAAGAACGGCGCTGCACCTACTGCATACACCTATGCAGATGACAGCACCTGAGTTATAAGCTTATAAGGATATCACGCTCAACACGCATTATAAACTGTTGGTAGTGACATAATTGTCCTTACCAACACGCATTTTAACACTCAGATGCGTGTTGAGTGAGTGTTGCAAAGAGGTGAATAAAGTGGAAATATACGATCTTCTTAAAGCAAATGCCGGGGAGGATATGGATAATTTCTTTGAGAGAATGGTTGAACGTTCCAAAGATACTCATGCAGATGTTTTTGGTCTGTTTAATGGCGTTCTTTACGTTATTTTTTACGGCTTAGACTGCCCTGAAAAGTATTAAATAGAAAGGATATGATGTTATGAACGAAACAACAGCAAGACCTATGGAACTGACAGACACAGCCGAGCTTATGGCAAGTACCGATTACAAAGACAGGTTCAAAGCCGAGTACGGACAGGTTGCGATACGCTGCGAAAAGCTCAAAGCAATGCTTGAAAAATGGGATAAGGGAGAGCTGAACTTCACGCCTACGTGTCCCAGATCACTGTATGAGCTTCAGGTAAGGGCGATGGAAGAATATATTGCTGTATTGCAGGCAAGAGCAGTAATTGAGGGCGTTGCACTGTAATTCCTTAGCACTTTCATTTCAAGGAGTTCAGCAAAATGAAATTATGGAAAAAGTGAAGTGATAACAATGTTTGACGTTCTATATCACAGTGCAATCATGGTATTGCCCAGACCCACATATGCACCCGACATCAGCATATATGCTGATTACTGCATCATTCGCAGGAGACACACCAAAAGGCGCATGAGACAGTACGGCAGGGTTTAATACACGCTATAACACTCAGTTGTGTTGAATTTATCCAATCTTTAACCAATCAGAAATCAGAATGGATTGATAACATGAAGAAAATATTTGTTTCTCAGCCTATGAATGGCAAAAGTGAAGAAGATATCCTTGCGGCACGAGCAGACATAATCAAGGCTACAAAGACACTTGATGACGAAGTAGAGGTAATTGACAGCTATTTCAAGGACTATGACCCCAAGAATGGCTGTATTCCTTTGAAGTATCTTTCAAAATCACTTGAACTGCTCGCTAATGCTGATGTTCTTGTTCTGGGCAAGGGATGGGAATCCGCAAGAGGCTGTAGGATAGAGTTTAACGCAGCTGTGTCTTATGGTATATCGGTTTATGAAATAAATCGCTGTGGAGAACTCACAAAAGCAGACCGCCGATCTATTGTTAAAATCAAAGATAAAGAGCCTATTTGCCTTATTGCTGATCTCCATATGTCACCCGATGAATGTTACGTTATCCACTATTCCGAAAAATCTTGTGAAGACATAACACGTTTTACGGAAAAAGATGTGGAGTTTATCAGTTTTATGTAAAGGAGGGTATTTACATGAAATACCGCAAGAAGCCTGTTGTGGTAGAAGCGTATCAGACTGACAAGGAAGTCGTTATCCACACATTAGAGGGTGATATGAAAGCTTCTGTCGGCGACTACATCATCACTGGTGTGAACGGAGAACAGTATCCTTGCAAGCCTGATATCTTTGAAAAGACTTATGAGCCTGTAAACGAATAATCCTACCGTTCAGAGGTTTCAAACAGCACGCAAACCCATCGAAATCGAGTGGTTTGGACGTTAAGTATAATAATGGAGGTAAGTTATATGAAGGTAAATTACATCGGCACTGATATCGAGGTAAGCATTACAAATGCTGATGTTCTGGAAGCTATTGAAAGCACAAAGGAAAAGGTGTCAGCTTTTAAGAATTTCAAGACCATTCCTGAGCTGGTCAAGGGCATAAGAGACATCGGCGCAAGCGTAAAGGTCATTGTCGAAGAGAGCGGAGAGGATTTCAATGCGCTTTTTCCCAAGGCAGATGCGCTTGACTACATGAAGTTTATCAAGGCTGTTACAGAGAGCTTTAATGCTGCTGATTTCAGCAACGAGATGAAGCTGAAATAATATGAGCCGCATTCTTTTTGACAAGCTCCCCTCTGCTGTAACAGTTGCAGGGGTGGAGCTTCCTGTTAATACGGATTTCCGCTGTATGGCACGATTTGAAAATGAACTGCTGAAAGACAATGGCAGAGACAAGAAAAAACGTGCTGAGATCTTCAAGACAGCTATGATAAGCTTTTACGAGGGCAATATACCCAATGACCTGGACGCAGCTATCAAGGCTATGTGGTGGTTTTACCGCTGCGGAGAGCCTGTAACAAGTTCAAAAAACAGGGCGGGCGCTACAAGGCGCAATGTAAGGCTGTATGATTACGAGATAGACGGACAGCGCATTGCATCGGCATTCAGAGCGCAGTATGGCATTGATCTTACATCATGCGAGCTGCACTGGTGGCTGTTCAGAGGATATTTTGCTGATCTTGGAGAAAACTGCGAATTTGTCAAGATAATGAGTTATCGTGGTATCAATCTTAACGATATCAGCAACAAAAAAGAACGTGAAAGGTACAGAAAGCTTAAAGAGTTTTATGCTCTTCCGACTGAAAAGGCTATACCCATGACTAAGGAAGAGAGAGATGAGGCATACCGAAAGAGGCTTCTCGGGCGCATTTGAGAAGTGAGGTGAGCCGAAAATGGCAGCAAGCGGAGTAGATGGATCTGTAATTATTGAAATTGATGCTGATGACGGCAAATTTCAAAGGGCGATAAACGGTCTTTCGACTGATATCAGTAATTCTATCGGCACAGCCATTGATAAGGCTATGAAAGACCTTGCTGACCGCTTGGCTGAAATAGGTGAACAAGCAAGCCGAACGGGAGACGATATTGACGATGCTTTCGGAGAAGGAAGCAGAGCAAGAAATGCGGTGTCGGGTCTTGGCACTACGATGCAAAATGCGTTTGGTCATCTTATTGCGGACGCTGTTGAAACGGTCGTTGACAGAACCACTGAGCTTGCACAGAACATCTGGCAGGCTGGCGTAAGCTTTGAAAGCGCCTTTACAGGTGTTACAAAGACTGTTGATGAGACGGCGAATATAAGCTATGCAGACCTTGAAAAGCAGATAAGGGATATGTCAAAGGAGCTGCCTTCAACTGTTGAGGAAATCTCGGCAGTTGCTGAGGCGGCAGGTCAGCTGGGTATTCATACCGAAGATATAAAATCATTCTCCAAAACAATGATCGACCTTGGCAACTCTACCAACATCGGAGCGGAAGAAGCAGCTTCGGCGCTGGCTAAGTTTGCAAACGTCACAAAGATGGATCCCGGGGAATATCAAAACCTTGGTTCTGCAATAGTTGACCTTGGCAACAACTATGCTACCACAGAGCAGGATATCGTCAATATGGCGACCCGACTGGCGGCAACCGCTACAACGGCAGGCATAAGCGAGCAGGGTATTCTTGCACTTTCAACTGCACTTTCCTCTGTTGGTATCGAGGCAGAAGCAGGCGGAACGGCTATGTCAACCTTCATCAAAAAGGTACAGACAGCTGTGGAAACTCAGTCAAAGAACCTTTCCAAATATGCGGAAGTAGCCGGAATGACGCAGGAAGAGTTCACAAAGCTCTTCAAAGAGGACGGCACTCAGGCAATAAATGCGTTTATAACAGGCTTGGGAGAGCTTAACAACAACGGCGGCTCGGCTCTGAATATCCTTAATGAAATGGGATTAAAGGAAGTCCGTCTTTCAAATGCTATACTTGCACTCGGCAGTGCAGGCGACCTCCTGACAAGAACCATTGACACATCAAACACTGCCTGGAAAGAACACTCAGCGCTTGTGGAAGAGGCTTCAAAGCGATACGAAACCACTGAAAGCAAGCTGCAAATGACAAGAAATGCACTGAATGACTTTTTCATCAGCATTTCGCAGGCGGTAAACATCGGATTTAAAACAGATCCTATTATCAACTACATCAATGCACTGAATAATGCTTTTCAGGAAGGCGGATTACAGGGGCTTGTTGATGAAGTAGTTGAGCAGATGCCTGCTGTTACCGAACAGATAACATCGGGACTGCAAACGCTGATGCAAGACATTATAAATGTCATTTCCACGGCTGCCCCCACATTTGTCAGCTGCGCTCTCGACCTTATATCAGCACTTATCGAGACTATTCTTTCAAATGCGGAAATCATTACGCAGGGCGCTGTTGACCTACTTATCGCTCTGGCTGACGGTATATCAAACAACCTCCCGGAGCTTATTCCTGCCGCTGTGGACGCTGTACTGACTATAGCTGACACGTTGCTTGACAACCGAGACAAGTTGTTTGAAGCAGCAAAGAACCTGATTATCGGGCTGGCAAAGGGTCTGATAAATTCCATAGGTGTTTTGCTGGAAAAAGGACCCGTTATCGTTGACAAGCTGAACACTGCAATGATCGAAGCTATTCCTGCGGTGATCGAGTTTGCTGTAGATTTCTGCGAAGCCATTGGGTCATATATTGCAAATTATGACTGGCACGCAGTCGGAGCAAATATGTACAAAGCCATGGAAGAGGCGTTCAGCAACGCCATGCACGGTGATGCTGATTACACCGAAAAAATGGCACAGGCAGAGACAGAACGTGTAAGCCGTTACAAAGACCTGACCGTTGAGCAGATCAACAAGATGTCGGCGGACGCTACAAAGAAACTGGGTGAGCTGAACAACACCTTTGAAGAGTTTGGCAAAAGCGGTATATATGATACATCAGCGATGCCCGAATGGATGCGCACAGAATATGAGCATTCCGGCAAGAGCATTGAAGAGTATTTTGACAGCCAAATCGCCAATACTGAACAACTTATCGAAGATCTGGCGGCTGCAAGAGAAGATGCCAAGACAGAGTTTGAAAAAAACAGCGAAAGCTGGGGACTTAGCGGCAATTTCGGCGACAACGCTGCAAAGCAGGCAGAAGAAGAGGCAAAGAAGCACTTTTCCAATGTGGCAGAGAGTGTTGACGATGCTACAGTTCAGGTAACAAATTCTGTTGAAAAGATGGACGATGCTACCGCAAAGCACCAGCATTATCTTGCAGAGCTGGCAAAGGAAAACGGAGAGATCTCAGCTTCCGAGTATTATGACCGTATAGAAACTATTGCCAATCAGCTTGATGAGGAAAGCGAGCTTTACGAGAAGTACACCAAGGAAGTTGCAACAGGCAGGCGCAAACTCAGTGAAGCTACACAGAAAGAGCTTGACAGTGCCGAAAAAAATATATACAAATCTGCACAGGACAAGGCAAAGCAGGAGATCAAAGGCGTTAAGTCCAATCTTACCGAGCTGATAAACGAGTACAAGAAGAGTTATGATGAGATAATCAAGCTCCGTGACAAGTACAAGCAGAAGCTCATGGGCGAGAGCATATTTACCGTATCTACCGAAACGGATAAGAAAACAGGTGAGACGTACAGCACCTACACCATTGAGAACATTGCAAAGATGGCGCAGGATCGTGAGAAATACGCCAAGGAAATAGAAGCTCTCCAGAAGAGAGGGCTTGCGGACGGTCTTCTTGATGAGCTTAACGGTCTCAGTCTTGACCAGGCAATGGTATTCGCCAAGCAGATGAACAAGATGAGTGATGAAGAGTTCAACAAGATCAATTCATCCTACAAGAAGCTTGACGAAACCACTACTCAAATTGCAAACAACAGGTATCAGGACGATATTGACGAGCTTCAGAGCGGCTTTATCAAGGAAGCAGAGGGGCTTTTTACAGGGCTTTCAGATGATGTCAAGAACGCAGGAATGAACACTGTGCTTTCATTCATTGAGGGCTTTGACATCAACAAGGAAGATGCCTTCAAGAGCCTGCAAAGCTCCGCAAATGACCTTATGGAGGCTGTAAACAACGGCATTTCCGATGGAACTGTTGACCTTACATCGACCATAACGAGCATTGTGGCTGAAAGCAATATCGGCGATACTCTTGTGGATAACATAGTAAATTCCATAAGCAATGACCAGGGCAAAATAGAAGAGGCTTTGCAGACGATATTTGATAATACAGGTATTGATATGCAGATAAAGACAGACGTACAGAATGCGGCTGTTACCAACTCTTCAAGCGGATACAAGGCTGCTGCATCGGTCACTGCAACACAGACTGAAAGCAAGAATACCGAAAGCACTCAGCAGAAGTCGGGCGGCACGCAGACTGTTGATGTTAACCTCAGACTTACTTCTGACGGAAAGCGTGTTATTGCAGAGATCGTGAACGAGGAAAACAAGAAAATCCAGATACGGGAGGGAAACTGAAATGGTTATGCTTAAACTGGGAACGATAGATGTCAGCGACTATCTTGAAGAGGGATATTCAGTAAGGACCGAGCCTGTATATGACAGCGCATCGTTCAAAAATATATATGAGCAGGAAAAAGCTGACCTTATCGGGCGCAAGGTCTCCATTTCCGCAAATCTGGGTGACGTTCCGAAGAGTGTAGCAGAAGCGATATGCTCCGCCTGCGAAACGGATACGCTTTCGGTGACATACGCAACGCCGAAAGCGTACACCGCCACATTCAAGCGACCTGACATATCCTGTGAGCTTACGATAGAGGAGCCTGAGACATGGGATATATCGCTGTCGATGAGTACCGATACAATCCCCCTGGACGGTCTTTAGCTTATCCGATTTAACGCTGACCATTGACGGCACTGAATACACCGGAGAATATCTGAGCGGCATTACCATTTCCAAAAGCGTGGACGGCATAGGAACGAGCGGAGTATCCACAACTCAGCTTTCGGGTAGTGTGTTTACGTCAAACAAATTCGGTCAGGGCGCACATATCATTGTAAGCTACAAGGATTGGGAGTTCCCTGACTACTACATTGACAGCTCAGACTTCAACGGCGTATCAGTAAGCTTTACTGCATATGACCTTTGCAAGCGGCTTGATCTTCCGTTTGACTACAGCAATTACAAGCAGTATGACGAGGATACGACCACAAGCGATGGCAGTGATACAGTAAACAATGAGAACAGCGGAACATCATCATCGGGTACAGACAGCTCCGGGTCGAGCAGTTCGGGTTCAGGCAGTTCAGGAAGCTCTTCAAGCAGCAAAAAGAAGAAAAAGACTGAAAAGCAGTATGATACTTCTCTTGTACTCAATAACCTTGCCAATCAGGCAGGGTTCAGCGGAAACAGCAATACTTCCAGAGTGAGCAAGATAACGTACAGTGACCTTAAAGGCAGCATGAGAAGCATTCTTCAAAGGCTGTCGGAAGCGGACTGCGGCGTATGGTACTGTGGCAATGACAATCATCTGAAATTTGTTGCTTTTGGATGCAGCAGCAGTGCTGCAAACGTCAGCAAGGGTGAACATTCGGCGATCATAGAAAAATCCGTCAAAAGGATAACAGGCATTTACGCTGAGGACACACGCAACAACTACATTTATAACTTTTGCGGCGGAGATTACAAAAGCACTCTTTTTCTCAGCGGCGATTATCTGCTTGAATCTGTTGCGCAGGCTATTGCGGCGCAGATCTACGGCACAGACGGCGGATATTATGATTACATGGCATTTTCCGTTGACAAGGCGGTAATAAGCAGCAACATTGAAGTGTGCGGACAGGCGCATTTTGAGGGCAAGACAAGCCCCTACCGATGCACCTCGATAGTTATAAGCTTTGGCGCTTTGAGAGCCGTAGCGAGCCTGTCAGCCGCCCAGATAAACGAGAGTGAAGCAACATACGTCAGCAAGATGAACCGACTGCTTGAACAGTGCGTTAAAGTAGGGACTGTTCACGGCAACTGGTTTGTCAACAAAAACGGTGACGGCACAAAGGTCAAGCTGTAAGGAGGGCTTATTGTGGAAGAACTTGATCGCACACATTATCAGCCCATTGAAGGCGTACCCGTTGAGATACACGTATGCAGCGAGGACTACTTTACATATGAAGCTCTTGCAGCTCCGTTTGTAACAAAAGTGGTTTCCGAAAATGAAAGCTTTATGATATTCAAGGCTTCAAAATACGGAAAACTCACTGTAAAAACGCAGGGGTCGGGTAATGTAAGGACAAATCCAGTTGTTACGTTTGAAGAGATTACGGAAAGCGAGGCGTTAAGCTATGTCGGCGGTGAATGATATTGTCAGTTCACTCATTTTAGCGCAGATGAACAGCGGTTCCGGCGGAAAGGTCAAGCCCATAACTATAACGGAAAACGGCACATACAATGTTTCCGACGCTGAAAAGGCTGAGGGGTATGTGGGGTTTGAGCCTGTGACTGTTGATGTGCCTGGCGGAAACACAATAGCCGTACCAGACATAATAGGGTATTTCTTGGAGCAAAATTCCGAATGCGATACGACATTAGTACCGGGATACACGCTAAAACTATGGTCTGTGCCGGATGGTATGTTTTATACGTGGGATGTACTGATAGGCACTGCTGTTAATAAAGATGACAATACATCTAAACCATATCTTGAACAAAAGTATAAATATCAGTATATTATGCTTGGAGTTTTTCACGGTGAAACATTGCTATATATGTTTCCCTATAAATTGGCACGCAATGATACCGAAACATATACTCTTACTGCGAAACTTTCAGAAAATCCCGAGGCGGCAACATATAAATCGTCAGAAACTAAATTCGTGTATAACGGTTATCATCTGACCTGGAATAGCCTTTTTAGCAACATGGTACAATTTAAAATTGCTACAGATTTTAAAATAGACGATATATTTTATAATTCAGACGGAACTATACGGTCAAGTAACACAAATTCGTATCAAAATGTTGCAGAGAGAACATTGACATTTTACTATCGTTATTCATTCGGCAGTTCAAGTGGGGTTCCACCCGTGCAATGGCTCTCAAATTTAACACAGGATAATTTGATAAATGAAATGTATCTGTTTGGTACAGCGCTATTTAATGCGTATGTTGACGGATATAAACCAAGTTAATGAAGGGAGAATTTTATATGATAACAACCCAGGAAACAACTGTAGCTGTCAGCGGTCTGACCGTTGTCGAATTTGACCGCCGTTATCCGTTCTACGGTATCAGGAACGATAGCAGCAGTGCGATACAGGTATCGACTGTTAACGCCGAGTGTGTGGAAGGCGCTGACGGTGTAGTGACTGTCGCTAAGGACAGCAGTTTTGTTATTGCCAACTGCGGCGATAAATTCAATGGCACTATGCTGTACCTGAATGGAAATGGCACTGTCACAGTCGTTGGTCAGTACAGCGACAGCAACCGTTTTAGGGCAGCCAAGAAGGGAGGTGATGGCGGATTGAAAACAGGCGGTTTAACGTTGCACGGACAGGTCCTGCCGATTTATGCGGTGGGAGAAGCTGTTGATATTGCAGATACGGAGGTTATAGGATAATGGGAAAGCTTTACAAATATCAGCCTACGCTGGGTATGTCGAAAGATGACAGGACACAGGCTAACTACACTGCCAAAATTATTGCATGGTTACATTCTGTGGAAGATTTGCTGACGACTGTCGCTGACATCACATATACTGAGACAGGCTGCACACTGATGCCGAAGTTTGCCAATATCAACGACAAGGTTATTGCTATTGAGGTGAGCAGTAGTAGTCAGTACATAGTGTCAACCAAGACAGGCAATCAGTCTCCTGCTTGGCAGTCACATAGTGTCGCACTGCGCGGCGACCCATATTTGTATATCATCTCTGATACAGATATGGTTGGACTGGGTTTTGGCACGACCCCTTGGTGTTGCAGCATTCATTCTGCCACCAAATTCGACGGCACCGAGTGTGGCGTTGAAGTTGATACATCTGGTGCAGGTTTTATTTGGTTTGTCGGAAACGGGATTATCAATGGCAATCTCTCCTACTATGGAGCTGACGCAGTGGGGACAACTGCATCGTACTGCATTAAGCCGTTTACATTCGCAGCTTCCGGTTTAATCCAAAGCCACGTTATGCACGCTGATGGCGGAATGGAAAAACCCGTCCGCGGCAGCATCTTCACAATCGGTGACGATACGTACGTTAGTATGTTTGGCAATTTCGTTCTGAGGGTGTAAGGAGGAATAAAAATGAAAAGAGTAAAAGAAATTTCCGTCACGGTTGGAGCGCTGCTCGCATCATGGCTGGGTATCCTGTATGTACCCATGCTGATACTTATTGCTTGCAACATCATCGACTACATAACTGGGCTGTGTGCTGCCAAATACCGCAGCGAGGCTATCAGCTCGTACAAATCGTTTCGTGGGATAGCTAAGAAGATTTGTATGTGGCTGCTGGTTGCGATAGGTGCTATGCTCGACTGGCTGCTGTCATATGCCGTCGGCACGGCGGGAATATCCATCGGGCTTAATTTTGTTGTCGCTTCTGTAGCGGCAGTATGGCTCATTGCCAACGAGATAATTTCAATTCTCGAAAATATACGTGATATAGGCACGCCATTGCCGCCTTTTCTTATGAAAATTGCGGAGAGTGTGAAGAAGTCAGCTGAGAATAAGGGGGACGATGACGATGAGCATTAACATCAAAATGGATACGGGCACCGCCAACACTACTGTTGCAAATGGACGGTCCATCGAATGGATAGTAATACACTATACAGCAGGCACATCATCGGCTGCGGGCAGCGCACACAATCTTGCAGCATGGTTCAGGGCGGGAGCAAATCCTGCCAATCCTGCCAGCGCTGATTTTATCGTGGATGATGAAAATGTTGTCTGCTATAATCCTGACATTGCAAACCGTTATTCATGGGGCGCAGGCGGGGTAAAATACACCAAGATGTCCACGTCAGAGGGCGGCAGATATTACGGCAAGTGCAGGAACAGCAACTGCATCAACATTGAGATTTGCAGCAACAAGAAAAACAGGAAGTCTCTGAGCGCAGATGACACAGACTGGTATTTCACCGATGCAGAGCTGGCATTGGCTGCTGAGCTGGTCAAGCATCTGATGAAAACATACGGCATTTCAGCTGACCATGTTATAATGCACCACCAGGTGACCGGCAAGCTGTGCCCTGCTATGTGGACACATTCGGAGGCAGAGCTTGAGGGCTGGAAGAAGTTCCGGCAGATGTTTATGCCTGCTGTCGAAAGCAATCAGATGTTTTATGTGCAGGTCGGGGCTTTTAGTTCCAGGGAAAATGCTGAGGCATATTTGGCAAAGGTCAAGAAAGACTATCCAAGTGCGTTTATTAAGATGATGTAAAAATTTTCTCCCGCTCTCGGTTGAGGGCGGGAGATTTTTGTATTATTTGTATTATTGATTTTTGCCTATATCTTCGGATATTAGTCTGTTAATGTATCCATTAAGGCTTTCCCCGTTAGCTTCTGCATAACTTTTGTACACTTCTTTTTTCCCTTTAGGAAATGTTAACGTAAATCTATCGTATTTTTCTGCTATAAATTCATTTTGCCTTTTTAATTGATTTTCCTTTTCAGTACCTTTGGGATATTTTCTTGTGCCCATATTATCACCTCAAAGGTATTATATCATTTTTGGCTTATATTACGCAATATGCAATACGTATAAAATATTACGTAATACTTTGTGAATTTTGTCTATTGAAATGTATTACGTAATATGATATAATATAATCACAGTAAAGATGAAGGGAGGGAAAAACAACGAGCAAGAAGAAAAAGAAAAACCGCTCAAGAGGAGGCCAATCCTCAAGAGCGGAAGCGAAAACGGTAAGTAAAGCCGCTGTTTTCGCAAGTATAGCTCAGGCGATTTACTTCATAATAAAAATCGTCAAGGAGCTTAAAGAATAAGAGCCAAGGCTCTTAGAGAAAGGGGGTGGGAACACCCCGCCCCCCTCTTTTCTGATTATAACATACAGATAGGAAGGTGTCAATATGAAAAAGAAAAAAGTGCTTACTGCTGTTCTTGTTGCGATCGGAATAATTTATATTATAGCAACGGTCATCGAAATAGTGAACTGGTAACAGTATAGAAGAAGTGCAGCCGCTACCCTGGAAAAGTTACGACTGCACCGCAAAAGAGACAAGGCACGCCGCTCTCACAGCTGCCCTATCTCTTCCATTATAAACAAAACCGTGAGAGATGTCAAGTTTATTTGGAGGATAAGATTATGAAATATGATATTAAGTTTAGCTGCGGACATGAAGAAACCATCGAACTGTTTGGCAAGGGCAGCGAGAGAGAGAGGAAGATTGCGTATTATGAGGAGTACGGTGTGTGCTCTGAGTGCTACAGGAAGCACCTCGAAGATGTGGCAAAGCACAATGCAGATTTCTGCAACGACCAGGGACTGGTCATTACGATTGGGTCAAGTGCTCAGGTGCGTGAAGCATATAAGATTGCCGCTAATTTCTTCACAGAGTTTGATAGAGCAGTTAAGGAAACCAAGGAATTTGCATCAGAGCACCCCGAAGAAGCTGAAAGAGCGCATAAGGACATCGACCACGGTTTTGCAGTCAAAGCATTGGCTACAACAAAAACAAAAGCTGATTTTTGGATTGATAATCAGTATGTAGCCGGGATTTTTAAAGTGCTCGGCAAAGAACTGAAAGCCAACAACGGAATCATTCCCAGCGTCCCCTGCAAGCCTGACGTTATAACAGGCAGCTGGAACGGCCGCATATACGGCAAGGCGGGAAAATACCGTATATACATTGACGGCAAAGAAACATTCATCACCGACGCACAGGCAGAAGAATGCAGAAAGTACGGTGAAAACAGATGAGAGCTGCGCTGTACATCAGAGTAAGCACTGTCGCACAGGCTGTCGAGGGTTATTCCCTCGATGCCCAGCGCCACACGCTGGAGGCTTACTGTGCCGCTCATGATTATGACATTACCGCCGTGTATATTGACGGTGGTATCAGTGGAAAAGACATTGACCACCGACCTGATGCAACTAAAATGCTGTGTGATATCCCGCACAATAAATTTGATCTGATAATCATTTGGGCGTTGTCACGACTGACACGTTCCGTTGCAGATCTATTCAGCATAAATGCACTGTGTCAGAATTATAACGTTGGGATAGTTAGCGTAACAGAGACATTTGACACATCGACGCCGATGGGACGTGCAATGATGGGCATGATTGGGATTTTTGCACAAATGGAGCGAGAGATCACCGCCGAGCGAGTAAAGGTTGCGATGCTGGAACGTGCACAGCAAGGCAAGCGGACTGCAAACCACACACTGGGATACGACAACGACGGTCATGACAGTGTGAAAATAAATAGGGAAGAGGCCGAAATTGTACGGTATATATTTGCGAAATATATCGAGCATGGCAGCTTGTCGGCCGTAGCCGAGCTGTGCAATATACGAGGGTATCGAGGCAAAAGAGGCAGTAAATTTAAAGCTGAAAGCATACATCAGATATTGACACGCCATATATACCGTGGATATTACAGCTATAAGGACAACATTTACAAAGGAAATTTTGAGCCTATAATTGATGACAAGACGTTTTTTAAAGCTCAGAGGATACTTAATAGGTATAAAAGAAATAAATAA